CCGTGAATGTCATGGAGATTTCTTGGTCGATGTTGCTTCCGTTGCGGTTGCATTGCCAAGTGATGTCATCGATAACGAGCCCGTTGCGATCACCTTCCTTGATGTCGATGATTTGAGCTTTTGGTGCTGTTAGCGTCAGCACGGAGTTTGTCGGACCGTCTAGGTTCCAAGTGAGAACGGCTTCGGTGTTGGCAATCAACTGACCGAAACGATCTTGTGTAGCGACTAGCTTCGATTCTGGATTGCCGGTGACCGTAACGACTCGATTCGTAATCAATGCGTAGTCGTAGCCTGAGACGTTACCGGCACACTCTTTCATCGTGATCGTGTTGCCAGAATCAAGCGTGATATTCTCTAAGCACAATGCAACGCTGTTCCATGTGGTTGTGGAACTTGCGTAACGCAACCCTAAAGCTGTCGGGTATGTCGGAGCAATACCCAGAGTACCGTCAGTTGGTGGCTGCCAAATTCCTTGAAAGTCAAAGTTGAATACGGCTGTTCGTCCTGTCGGGTTGTTCATCGTGAACGTACCAGCACATCCTGCCATGCTTTTAATAACTCCGTCTTGATAAATTGCCATTGATAACGTCTTGACGTTCGCCCCGGGAACTTCCGTCCGTGGCGTGAACACTTGACCAGACTTCACCCAACCACATGCTGGTAGGAATACGTCGGCCCAGGATGGTTCCGTTGCGGTGCCGTCCCATGAGCCATCTACGGAAAAAGTAATCCGTCCTTTTCGACCACCCGCCAAGGATGGATGCATTCCGAAGCCGCCCTGTGCCTCGCGAGACTCCATCTCGATCTCTTGCTGTGCGATCAGGTTGTAGACATTGAACGCAGTATCTGCGATAAATAAGTCTAATGTCCCTGGTGTCGCTTCGATCTTCGCGGCCAATACTCGCTTGCGTTTTAGTTGTGTCATTTCAAGCCGCCCTGTGCTTTAAGTGTTAGAAATCGAATGCGTTCTTGTATTTGTTTTGGGAGTTTGTCTTTTGCTGTTGCTAGTGCTGCCGCTGTGACGCCCACGCTTGCGTACTCTCCAGGTGCTGGACCTTTCTGTTGCATCAGTGGGCCGCGTGGCTTTGCAACTCGCTCGTAGACGTTGCCGTTGTACCTGCGTGGTATAAATGCGTTCGGTAGAGACCCGCGCCCTTTGGCTGGTCCAGATTGACGAAACGAGACGCCACCTTTTTTCATTTCTCTCGCACCGAAATACTTTAATGGGATTGCATACCCACCGTAGAGATTGATTCCAGAACGTGGAGATGCTGCGGTTGCTTTGTCTTTAGCGAAGACGGCTTTCTTCAGTACTTTGACTGGTACTGGGATAACTTCCTTTAGCTTGCGAGCTGCTGCCGTCTTTACTTGCTTCACGGTCTTATTGACTGCAACGGCAAGCTCTTTTGTGACGTTGGCACCGAGCTGCGTTAGGATCTTTCTAACCTCAGACGCTGATTTTTGATCGATGGATATCTGCATCACGCCCTCACCTGGTAAGGGTCGTTTTCGCTCTGACGATGGAGGACGTTGATAGCAACTGTCACTCCGTTGTGATTGCCATCGGAGACGCCAAAGTTGCGAACGTCTCCGATACTCGCCAGGATTGCGTTGCTGTCGAACGTGTACCAATGACCGGGATCTGTAGCCTCGGTCGTGATGGCTTTGATAACTTGTGCACCGCGTTCGTTTTGATCGGTGTGATACGGTTCAACGTCAGAGTGTTCGCTTGATCTGACAAAGCATTCGATTTCAAATTCGGTATCAAATGCGATCGCTGGCGGATTGCCTGGGTGACTCGAGTCCGCGTTCATCGTGGAATCGCCTTGCTTGACGACGATCATTCCGTCTTCAGGTGACCAATCTGACAATCGATCAGGACGAATAACACCAGCGACATCAAACGAGTACCCGTTCGCGGTGTTGATTTGCTCCAGTCGTCTCACTATTTCTAGTGCTATGTTTTCGATGACTGCTGGCATTACTGAACCAAGAAGCGAAGGAATCCGTTAGCGTCTGAAAGCAACTGGACGATTGAACGCAGAGAACCAGTCCCTCCGTTCTTTAACGCAACAAAAACCTTGTCGCGTCCTGTGTCTATCTCTTCTGCTGTAATGCCTCGGCACTCGTTGTTTTCCACACGAATAATCAAGGCATTGACTAGTAACTCTCCAACCTCAGAAGCTACTGCCAAAGGATCTCGAACAACCAATGCATCAATGTCTCGCCCAGAGCCTGCGCCACCGGGGAAGTATTGAATGCACTCTCCAAATTGCCGTACCAGATTTGGTACAGCAACTCGTTTGAATTGCTGTTCGAATCGCGTTGGCATTAGGCTTAGGTCGTGATGTTGGAGATCAAGTGACCGGCTTGCGGATACATAATCACTTCGTCAGTTTCGTGACGAACGCGAATGATACGAGATCGGCTTTGGACTTCCTCGTACTCTTCAACCGTGCCACCGATAACAGAACCATCAGCAGACCAGTGGAAAGTACGACCGATACATGGCTCACGCATGTCTGCTCCAGTTGCGATCCTGCAAACCATTGCATACTCGCCGGACCATATCTGAGCAGGCGTTGCTGCTGCGCTTTCGTTAGCTGTGTTCTTTGAAGCACCGGCCACAATGATGTAGTCGAGATCGAAGACAGCCTTCAGCATTTCTATTGTGATGTCGCGAGCTTTCGAAGGATCGCCAGCACCTGACGAGCTGATTCGATCACGTATCTGATTACTTGTCCTTAAGTTTCGAAAGACTTGTCGGTTAATAACCAGTGCGTTAGCCCACAGTCCGCTTCCGTCGTAAACTTTCTTCACCGCTGCTTCTACATCCGTGACTGGCACGCAGTTCACTGCATCATCCCATTCGTGAGTGATGGCAGTCGTCAGAGCTGCTCCGTTCCATGTCGTCGTATTGAAAACAAGTGCTGCGGCTCGCTTTTCTTGATTGCGTGCCACAACGCCTTGAGCGCGTGCGTTAGCGATTCGATCAACCTGCAACAGGTTTTGATATCGCTTTTCGTCTCGCTCGTCGATTGGTTCTTCCCAACCGTTTTCTTGCGTGGAATAGCTAAAAGTTTCGAACTTAAAGCTTCCACGGTTGTAGTTGCTGCCACTGTTTCGGAGTGTTTCTCCGTCGAACAAAAGCGACTCAAGAGGAACTCGTCCTGGGTTGTCGCTTTGCAAACCAGTCTCAACGACTGGCAAAACTTGCGTTGCTACGTATCCCTGACGTTCTGATTCGATGTCGAACTCCATGAACTCGGCCAAATCTGGCCGAAGCGTTACTGGATTCGAGCTTGGTGTTGCTCCAACTGGCATAATGTTTTTCCTTTACTTTGCTTTGATTTGGTTGATTGGTTGATCGCAACAATTAAGCTGCGGTATCTCCGTGCGAGATGTACAGGACTTCAATCACGTCGCCGTCCGCCCCGGCTGCTTCAAGAGCAGTACCGATTTGGAAAGACGTTGCTTGTGCGGTGTCTTGAACCTTGCCGCCTGTTTCTGTGTAAAGCACTGCACCGATAGCACAGGCTTCAATAGCAACCATCTTGTGAGTTCCTGATGCTGTTCGGAGTCGAACAGTGACAGGATCGCCAGCAGCAAACGCAGGCGTTACGACAGTTCCGATTTCTTTGTCCGTCAACCCGGCAATCGTTACTCGTCCATCAGTGTCGAGCTTCACTCGCAAATGCACTGCGATAGCTTCGTCAGCAATAAACGTTTTTGTGTTTCCGTCTACATATTGAGACATTTGGTTTCCCTTACTTCAGTTGTGTTTTGTGTTGTTGTTTAGCTGTTGACTTCTTCGAGCATTTGCTCGCGTAGCCCCGGATGATCTTTCTCGACGCTGAGGATTGCCTTATCTCTCGCTAGTCCCTTGGACACGTAAGAATTGATAGCATCCTTCCACTTGGCTTTCGCTGAAAGCAATCCACCTGTTTTTGCTTTAGCGACTGGAGCAACGCCAGACTTTGCCTTGGCAACTGGTGCGACTTCTTCCTCTTCCGGCATGGAGGCTACGGCAGCTTGTGCTTTGAGTGCCTTTAGCTCGTCCTCCATCGCTTGCACCTTCATGGCAAGCGTTTCGTTTTCAGCCATCGTTTCGTCAACGACTGCGGAAGCTACTTCTTCCATTGGCATGGATTGCTCCATGCACTTCACGATGAACTCGGCTTTCGCCTTTGGGAATTTCCGCTTGATCTCTGTTACCGTAGCGGCGGCGGGTTTTTGCGTTTCTGACATAGATTTCTCCCTTGTCGGTTCGCAGTTATCGCCACCAGGACCAGCACCAAATAGTGCTTGAACAATCCCGTGCGGCATCGATTGGACTTTTGCAAATGCACGACCAACAACTGGTGTCGGTGTGATTCGATTCACGAAGCCATGCGCGAGTGCATTGCTTGCGGTTAGATAGGTTTCTTTGTCAAGGATCGCTTGTACCTCAACGGCACTCTTGCCCGATTTGGCAGAGTAAGCGGCGACCATATTTGTCTTCATGCCTTCGAGCATGCCAGCCATGTTGACGAACTCGGCTGCGTCGCCCTCGCACATCGCGTAAGGGTTGTGCATCATCATGTAACCGTTTGGCGTGATCTCTACATCATCGAACGCCATCGGGATAAAAGACGCGATAGAAAATGCAGCCGATGCAATGACGCACTTCTTTGGACCTGCATAGTTCTTGATGGCATCGTAGATTGCGAAACCTTCAATGACTGATCCGCCTTCGCTATGTATTGCGACCTCGATCGGATCTGTACCGTTGGCAGGCAGTTGCGACTTGAACCATTCAGATGATACTTGCCCATCTGCAGTGCCGATTTCGCCTGAGATTGTGATCTTGTTAGCCACTGGTCGCCTCAGCGTTTGGAAGCGTATTAGGTGGCAAATCGACGCCGTATTTCAGTTCGATAATTTCCCTGGCTTCGTCTGCGGTAATGACTTTTCCAACGGATAAATAAATCTTTTGCAAAGCCTCTTCGATACCAAGTTTCCTGTCAGCCTCGCCGCTCTGTATGGCTGGTATTGCCTCTGGTTTGTCTTTCAACTCCGGTGTGTCAACGCTGCCGTCCACTGCGTCTGCGATCAGTGCGTTTACGCTGGCCTCAGTCAGACCGATACCACCGAGATAGACTCTAGCTGCGGACTCGCTCGTCTCGCCTTTAGCAAGTTCTTCTAGGATCTTCTTGATCGCTTTGCGGTTGCGAGTGAACTGCAATGTCGAAAGGTTTGCCATCTCGCCAGTCGGCAATGCACCGGCTAAAGCTTCTTCTGTGGATGCTGCCGATTGTGCTTCGACGATCGCGGGATCTTGCAACGAAAGAGTTTGACCCTGTGGCATGACCAAAGGAATCAAGTCTCTCCAAGTCAATGGTGGGCTTGTTGGGTTTGCGGTATTAAACTCTGCAGCCTGCTTCGCTGCTCGTTCAATTGCGTAGATGTTGTCTGCAATGATCTCTTCGGCAGTTTCTTCCCAATCGCCACCGCGTGCACTGTGTAGCCGTCGTGGGCTTGTGAGTGCATTGCGTAGCTGAACGGCATCACCTTCGGCGTCTGCGACTGGCTCGATGTACGTCCACGTTGGGAGGTTCCAATTGTGGCTGTACAGTTTGACCTTTGGCTTGTCTTGGTAGGCACGGATCGATCTGTCGGAGTCGATCAATCGAGACAACCACCATTCGTAGGCTGGTTTATGTAGCCGTCGTACTAGATTGAGTTGATCGGCCACGAAGCCTTTTCGAGCTTCGTCCACGGCACCTCGCCAGCCAGAGAAGTTTGTTTCGCTGCCGTCCATCAAGACCAAGCAAAGAGGCAGGCCGAAGTTGACACCGAGGACTTGAAGAATCAAACGCACTTGCTGGAAGTATTCGCTGTTCGGGACGTTTGGAGAAAAGCCTTGTAGCTCTTCGCCTGGCTGTCCGATGATCTCCATACCTGGACCGATACCCTCAATCTGACGAGTGCCTGATTGGGTTGTTTCGGTAGATGAATAGCCGTAGCCACCTGGAACAGCACTGGAGGCTAGCCCCATCTTGCGGAAAATAGCAAAGCAACTCACGACTTGTTGCTGTACGAGTTTTGCGAAGTTGATATCTTCCAACATCCCAGCGTACGAGAAAACTGGAGCTATCTGTGTGACACCGCGAGTTTGCATGACTCGCTTGGGGTTGTAGACGTGGAAGACTTGTCGGCGACCCTCTGAGTCTCGAACGTTGATCGGAGTAGAGTCGCCTTTAGTGCCGAACGCGTCTAGTTCTTCTAGTACGTGGTATTGTTGTCGCTTTCCGTACCTGTCCGTTGTAACACCGAGAAACGTATCGTTAAGTCGTGTTTTGGTTTGGATCGCATGCGACTCAAGAACTTGAAAACAACCTTCCTCGGTGCCTGCGACAACGATATCACCGTCGATCGATTCGGCTCTCGCACAATGGCGTTCCATCTCTTGCCAAGTGCATTCGCCTGCGATGTCGCACATGTCTGGGTTGTTGGCAAACTCTTGCCAGCGTTCCCAGATTTCTAAATCTAGACCTTTGTCGCCAGTCTTGGGGTCTAGCTTGAATCCGCCTTGCACGATGTTATCGACCCTGCGATCGGCAAGGATACCGATTACAGCATCGTTTCGATCCATGTCTCTAGCTTGCTCGATGTCAGCATAGTATTTCGACTCGCTACGATAGTGATAGTCTGGACCGCTACCTTGTCCAGCAACGCCAGTTCTGCGACGAACAAACCTAGACGCACGACTCATATCGTAGTCGTTGCGGAACTGATCGAACGTGTCTTGCAGATTCGCGTTAGACTGCTGCTTCTTTCCTTTAGCGATCACCGGAAGCCCTCCGAGACGACTAGGTGACGCACGGAACCGGAAGAAGCTCGATTAGAAGCGACGAAACTTTGAGCACGAAGCATCAAGTTTTCGATCTGAGCCACACTGATTGCCATCGACGAACCTTGGTCCGACTGGCTCTGTGGAGTCAGAATAAAGAATCGCTTGGCGGCAGTAACAAACGAAGTTGCCTTCGACACCGAGTTTGATTCCTCGAAGTCGGCGTTGTCCAAGAGTGTGTCGATTACTTCGTCGATAGTGACTGCCATGCACGCAAAGATACGGCAGCGACTGGTTTCAGTTACCGTTTACGGAAAAACGGTTTTACGGTGTTAGTTGCTCTAGCACCCACTTGATTGCGTCTTGCCCGTTCGCAACTTCCTTGCCATTCTTCAGCCGTGCATATCGGGACTGCAAACCAAACAGCAAAGCACGTAGCGTCCTGGTTTGTTCGGAGTCCAGACGGATATCAACTCGATTGCTGAAGTAGCCTTGAAATATGTTTTCCAGCATCGGAAGTTCAAGGTAAGACACCACTACGTGAGGATCTTCCTTTGGTGTTTCTGTCGATGTGTAAACGTCCGTCGGTGGAGGCGGGATCATCTCTGAGTGGCTAGAAACGGCTGACCAAATTGGTTGGTGAATGTCTTGCGTGGTTGTGGTGTCTCCGGTCGTGTCGCTTGCACCCTCGGCACTACCTTGACTCCCATGCACGCTGCCGCGCACAGTGCCATCGCTGTCGCGTCTAGTTTGTGATTTCTCCTGCTTTTTACGATCCATTTTTTGACCAGTCCTTTCCCTTCCATAAAAACTTCCTGACGTTCTTCCGCGCATATCTCCTGTGAGTATGCCAAGTGAACTTTCGGATCTTGCGTTGCCCATACGGATAAACTCCCGTCGTTGAATTGGTGTGATTCGTCAAACGTCTTGGTTGTGAACCGTTGGTGAACTTCATTTTTCCAGTGGTGCGAATTGTAGTTGTATAACCATAGTCCTTGCTCCTGTTGCCAGTCTGCCCGGCATTGATCGAAGTGGCGTTTCTTCTCCGTGTTCTCACCTGCGTAGCTGATACGCGAATCGTCGTGTCCTTTGGACGCTACGAATGGTGCACCTGTTTGGCGGATAAATTCATAGATCGCTGGGGTGAAGTCGCCTGAGTCGATGAATCCAAAGTCAGG